AGTTACAAACAGAATCACAATCACAAACACAACAACTTAATCAAGCTAATAATTTTTCATTAGATCAATCCACTATTAATCAGATAGTAAATGGATTACAGAAAGCGAGTGTAAGTGGATTAACACAACTACCATCGAGAGATATTCCTCGAACAACTGAAATTATTACGAATGACCCTTCTGTTCAACCTAATTATATACCGCCTATTAATCCTTCTCAAATGCAGGAAGATTATATTAAAAAAATGCAACAAATGAATCAATCTACTAATGAAATAATTGATGAACATAACAAAAAAGCAAATTTTTCAAATTCATTAGATAATTTATACGATGAAATTCAAACCCCGTTATTATTAGCAATCCTATTTTTTATTTTTCAGTTGCCTATTTTTAAAAAATATTTATTTATGTATTTACCTTTTATGTTTTTTAATGATGGTAATTATAATTTAAAGGGGTACTTAATAATAAGTCTTTTATTCGGTTGTATTTATTATTTTTGTAACAAGATAATCAATATTGTGAATTTTTGATGCGTCTACATCTAAAAAAAGAAATAATTACGCGATTTTTTATTCTTTTTTCTCGTTATTCCTTTTGATTTTGATTTTATCACTTTGAAATATTTACTCTTATAATTATGACTGTTTGGATTGTATTTATTTTTAAAAAATTTGATTTTTTTTGTTTTTTTGTATTTGTTGGCGGTTTGATTGGCTGTTTGATTGGCGGTTTGATTGGCGGTTTGATTGGCTGTTTGATTGGCGGTTGGTTTATAAGATAAAAACCATTCTTCGAATTCAGAACTGTTTCGATTATTTTTCAATTCAGAAAATTTTTTCGCTTTTTCAGAGCGCATTTCTTCAACTGTATCCTGATGACCATAACATTCAATACTAAAACGTTTTAAAAGACCTTTTTGTTCTAATCTATTTTTTTGTTGTACTTCAAATAAAAATTTTGCCATGCACAAAATTCGATCAATATCATAATACGGTTTATTTGCATATAGAAATGCCAAATAAAAACTCATCATTGTATCAATCGTGGCGATTCGTAATCTCTCTTTTTTATAAATTATTTCGTTATAACTATGACATGCTATCGGTTTATAAATAAATGCAATCGTATCTTGATCAACTATAATTTCATATGATAATGGTATAATATCACCTATTGCAACATGACGAATTATTTTCACGTTATCTATTTTGATATCTTTCAATCGTTCTTTTACTATTTCAGCAGTTGTCTCAGGATCCTGAGATAAAACATCAAAATCAGGAATACGTTTTAGTTGTTTTTGCAAATTTTTGGGCATATATTTTGAATACATGGATATAGCGAAACCTCCAAAAAAAACGACACCCTGGTTAATAAGCGTATTTTTCACAGTTTCGTATATTTGATCTCCATTTTTATTTTCAAATTCTCTCTGAAAGTCAATATCTTCACAGTTTTTCGTGGTTAATGGATAATGTTTATTTAATAAAGTAATACGTTTTAATACTTTCTCCCATCGACTAGTATCTCCTGCAGGTCTAGATAATTCTAAAAACATACCCATTCTTAAATAATTAGGTGGTGCATATAATATTCCTCCAACGCGTATGGATTCTTTTTTTATAGATTGGTATATCTCTCGTGGTAAATAAGTTATATCAGCGACAGGAATGTAATTGACAAAAACTTTGTAAGTACCATGATGTTGTCCTGATTTGGCTTCTACATCACTAAAGCCATTTTTAAAATAAACATCTGCTAATTCTTTTGCATCATGTAGAGCATTAAAAGAAAAAAAATCATAATCCGGAATTTCCACTTCTTTGTTATAAAATTGATCTTGTTTTGGCAATATGTTGTTAATAGCAGTTCCTCCGTAACATATAAGATTTTTTTTCTTAATGAAATTTTCTACAATTTCAATAGTAGATTTTATTTCAGGAGAAGAAACTACTCGTTTTGCAATATTTTCTTCAGCTTTGTCAACTGCTAAACGTAAAATAGACATTTCGCAATCTACGAAACTAATATTTTTATCACATTTTATTAATGACTTTTTTTTGCTCATTTTAACTATAATATTGATATCGTTATATTATATCAATATTAAATTTTTCAATATATGAATAAATAACTTATATATTGGATAGATGCATACACGCATACGACTAATTATAATATGTATAAGTTTGTGTTCCTACTTGTACAGTATGAGCATTTGGATAATAAGATAAAGATGGATCTGCTGCTGAAACATCAAAAGTAGTTGGTGAATAACGTAAATTGGATGGTTTTAATACAAAAGCAAAACCAACTTGATTAAAACATGTATTGATACCAGTAGGGTTTGTATTGGTTGATGGATCTATCGATGTTGAAATACATGATGTAGTACATAATTGTAAATTAATGTCCGGTAATTGCCAACGCATTGCACACATTTGACAACCAGATAATTGCGAGAGTAAGAAATTTGGATTGGCTGGATTACCTCCGCTGTCAGGAATAACCATAGTCATATTCACCATATTATATTGAATAAAATCATTCAAATCTGATTCGGATTCTAATGTAGTATTTTGTACGACTTGCATAAATGTTGACCCACTTACCATGTTTACATATTCCCACAATCGTGAATTCATAATTGCAGTTATAATACCATTTGTCATTTGATCAACAATAATAATAATACTACCTTGTTTTGATGGATTATTAATCCCAGAAAATACTAATAATGGTAAAGCGCCCAAATTGTTTCCATTGAATTCATAACTAAATTGTGGGCCCAGTAATAATGTATCAAATTGTTCAAATATATCAGCTAAATTATTTAACATAGTACAATTGGCACTTTTAATACGTAAATGCATAATGATTGGGTCCGTAGGATTAGGACATGTAGAATTTGAATAAGCATAACTTTGTATTGTTGTCATTATGTCGCCAAACGGAATACTGTTATATGATTCTTTATAACAAGTTGAATATAGTGGTGACGAAGATGTAGCAACAATTGGTTGATTATTAAGTGAATAAACTTCAAAATCCAAACAACGTACCCCCTGACTTATTACAGCAATTAAATTACATAATCCAACATAATCATTTTTATAATTACCACCTGAACAACAATTATAAGCAGTTAGAATATAATAATCTCTTAAATTGTGTATACATTGTGAATATTGACTACTAATCGGTTTTATTGTTGTGGCAAATGCACTATTTCTATTATATACAGTAGCCAAATTGCAATTTGTATTGTTCTGGACACAAGATGATCCGCAACGTTTATATTGTAAACTATACTTTACATTATGAATATACATGACAAAATAGATAAAAAATACTATGATTACTATCCATAATAATGTAGTTCCTAAGTTTGATCTATCTGACATGATTTGCTTAGATAAATTATACATTTTTTTTGTTGCGTCAGTTACACTGTTTTTAATATTATAAAATTTTGATGACATTTTTAATATATATTGAAATAATACTACTATGTAAATATATTATTATATAATATATATTTATTTATTATAAACAATTAAATATAAACAATTAAATATAAACAGTTAGAAATAATCAGTTAAAAATAATAAAATAATATAAATAACTAGTAAAACATAATTATATCATTACACATTACAAATGGCAGGTGGATTAATGAACTTAGTTTCAGAGGGTCAACAGAATATTATTCTAAATGGTAATCCATCTAAAACATTTTTTAAAACTACATATGCTAAATATACTAATTTCGGTTTGCAAAAATTTAGAGTTGATTTCGATGGAACAAAAACATTGCGTCTATCGGAAGATTCTTCATTTACATTTAAAATACCTAGGTATGGTGATTTATTGATGGATTCATATATTTCTATTGCTTTACCAAATATATGGAGTCCAATTTTTCCACCAACAGATCATACGGTTTTATCAAATATAACAGGTACTACAGGTTATAGTGGTTGGGCACCTTATGAGTTTCGTTGGATTCAAAATTTAGGTGCATTGATGATAAAAAAAATATCTATTACATGTGGTAATCAATTATTACAAGAATATTCCGGTTCTTATTTGTTAGCAATGGTACAAAGAGATTTTCCTCTCGATAAAAAAGCATTATTCGATAAAATGATAGGAAACATTCCGGAATTGAATGATCCAGCCAACTCTGGAACACGCGTCAATTCATATCCAAATGCTCATTATACAGATAATCCTGCAGGAGCTGAGCCTTCTATCCGCGGATCAATATTATATGTTCCCATTAATTCATGGTTTAGTTTAAACAGTCAAATGTCATTTCCTTTAGTGGCATTGCAGTATAATGAACTACATATAAATGTAACATTTCGTCCTGTCAATGAGTTGTTTCAAATTCGTGATGTTCTAGATCAAGCAAATAACTTTCCTTATGTGTCTCCTAATTTTAATTATTATTATATGCAATTGTATCGATTTTTACAACCTCCACCCGATGTTAATATTGGTATTACGTCCTACATAGATACTAGGACTCAATGGAATGCGGATATTCATTTAATATGTACTTATGGATTCTTATCAAACGATGAATCACGTATATTTGCTTTGAATGAACAAAATTATTTAATAAAACAAGTCTATGAATCTACTTTTTATAATGTTACAGGACCAAACAAAGTAGAATTGAATTCACTGGGTATGGTTGCAAGTCAAATGTTTTTCTTTCAAAGAAGTGATGCTAATTTGAGAAATGAATGGAGTAACTATAGTAACTGGCCTTATAATTATTTACCCTATGATTTGATACAAGCCCCCACAAATGGTATTTATCCCATTTTTCAGATAGATTCTAACGGAAATAAGATACCCGTGTTAATTGGTCCAGGTGTGAATCCAGATGGTAGATTAACAGGATGGATGATTACTGGAGATTACAATTCTCAAAACACAAAAGAAATATTACTTACAATGGGAATGCTTTTTGATGGAGAATATAGAGAGAATATGCAACCAGCAGGTGTTTATAATTATATTGAAAAATATACTAGAACACCTGGAAATGCTCCGGATGGATTATATTGTTATAATTATTGTTTGAATACTTCACCTTTTGTATTGCAACCGTCTGGAGCAATCAATATGAGTAAATTTAATAAAATAGAATTGGAGTTTGTAACTATAATTCCTCAATTGGATCCTTTAGCGCAAGTTTTAACCATATGTGATCCTATTACCGGTAACGTTATAGGTATTAATAAACCTACATGGAGAATTTACGATTACAATTTTGATCTTTATTATTTTGAAGAAAGACTCAATGTTGTTAAATTTATCAGTGGTAATTGTGGAGTATTATATGCAAATTAAATATACTGATTATATTTAAATTTTCTAACGACTAATTGAACATTGTAAACCGTGCGAAACTGGTATCATTAGGGTTATTAGATAAAATATATTCATTAGCACCTTTTGGTATATTTTTATCATGATCGGTAGGAGAATTCTCTTTATAATTATTTAATGCTGTCATATCCTGACAACCGGTACAATCACCATCAAAACTGCATTGTTCGGATGTTAAAATGCATCGTGATAATGGTCCACACGAATTGCTACATGTATATTCTGAGAAAGCGGATATGGGCATATTTATATTATTACTATGAATGTAATTTACTTTATAGCTATTTTTCATAATGGCATTCGACGCATTAGAATTGGTTCCGTTGGTGTTGGTGTTGGTGTTAAACGCATTTGATAATGATGTAAAAGATTCTAAATAGGTTCCAGGCTGTAAGTAATTTTTATTAAGTAAAAAATGTACCCATCTAAATAATAAAAATATTATGAAAACACACAATAAAAACAGTAAAAAATTGAAATAATTGTATGAATGTTTGGGTTTCACCATTTTATATACATCTATATATTTTTATAATTATAGGTAAAATAGAGAATAATATTATTATACTATATTATTATAGTATATAATACATATTATAACATATATAAATGGGAAGTGGTTTTTGGATATTTACAAGTATAATAGCTACAATTGTGTTAATTATTATAATTATTATTGCTGTATTTACAGGAAAAATATTGGATAAATTATTATCATGGGCATTATCTAGTTTAAATTTTAAGGAAATTGCGACAAATGCATCCGCATCTAATAAAGCAGAATTTAGTAAACTCAAAAAAAAAGTTACAAGCTTTTTGCAACAAATTTCTCTTTTTGGAAAACCTCCTGCATCAACTGCTACTACAAAAACACAAAGTTATGGCGAGTTATTAAAATATGTTGGATTAAAATTAATAGCAGTGTTAATTCAAACATTTTTAGGAGTATATGTACTATGGACATCTAAAGTTGCACAAGCTAATATTTTACCTAGTGATTTTAGAGGTGCTCCTTATACTGATTTACCACCAATTATAGATCCAGTAATTACACAAATGAATTTTTTTAAATTGGATGGAGAAGATTATAGTACAAAATTGTTGTTTCAATATTTATATATTCCAGATAAATCAGCAAATGACAGTAAACAAATAAATAGTCAGTTCACGATATTAAACTCATTACGTGAATTCAATGAATCACCTACAATTACAGGAACAACGATGTACTTTATTTATATGATTGAAAGTTTATTTTGTTTAAATTTCACAATGATTAATTTATTTTTCTCTTTTTTTAATAGTTTTTACGAATGGGCATTAGTATTATTTGGAAGTTATTTATTAATGTTTGTATTTGTTGTTAATTTTATTTTATCGAATATTGTTTTCTTATATATATTTTTCGCAGGTATATTTACATGGATATGGAAATTGAATAAAGCACAAGTTGTAATGCAAGACGGCGAAAAATTTGCTAAACCTAATTTTAAACAAAATTGGGTATATATTACATTGATGGCTATGCCTTTTACATGGTTTTTTACATTAATAGAAACAATTTTTATTGTAAATTTATTTGGTGTTTTTTTAATATTGGGAAATATGGCTGTTTTTCCTGTGATAATAATTTATTGTCTATTATCAGCTAGTTTTATCATAGCCAAAGTAACAGAGGGAGCTAAGATTGGTGAAAATTATACATTTTTGACATTGTATGTCAATAAAATGCGATATATGATAACACCCATATTTATAATCATGTCTATTTATGTAATAATTGGCGCAAAAACTTATTTAGGAACTACCGAGAGAAATGCAGCAATTGTTGCTGTTATAATCGTTTTAATAGCGTTGATGAATATACCAATAACAAATGTAAATGATTTTGGTTCAAAAGACACCGAGCCATATAATTATCTTCAAGCTGAAAAACGTACACAATTTAAATTTTCTGATACTGTATTGTGGGCATTAACATCTGCTATTAGTAGTGGAGATTTGGATTTAAATATATCAAATCAAAAATTGAAACTAGAAAAATTTGATAATCATGTAAAATCCGCTACCATGGAACAAACCGGTGGTAATAGTTTATTCAATAACAGTGACAATAACAATAACAATGAATCATCAAATGATTTGATGGAAAAATTACGTGCACTCAATAATAAAATACGAGAAAATATAGTAATTCCTAGTATGCCTATGTAAAATAGAATTATAGTTAAACGTGTATAATGTAAAACATATAACATATAACATATAACATATAACATAATATTCATGTTAAATAGTTTAAAATTAAATAAACGTATCAATGTATATTTATTTAATTTTAATGGGTAAACAAAAAAAGAGCGATAAAAAAAAAACATTCAATCAAGCACAATCGGTTGACACAGAGAAACAACAATTGCCATTTGTCAGTATATGTACACCTACATTTAATAGGCGTCCTTTTATTCCTATTATGATCGAGTGTTTTAAACAACAGACGTATCCAAAAGATAGAATGGAATGGATCATTATTGATGATGGAACTGATAAAATTGGTGATATGTTAAAAGACGTACCTCAAATAAAATACTTTTCATATGAAACAAAAATGACTTTAGGTAAAAAAAGAAATTTAATGCATGAAAAGTCTAAAGGTGATATATTGGTTTATATGGATGATGATGATTATTATCCACCAGAAAGAGTATCCCATGCAGTTGAAACATTGCTAAAAAACCCGAATGCATTGTGTGCTGGATCTAGTGAAATGTATATTTTCTTTAAACATATACAAAAAATGTATCAATTTGGTCCGTATGGTCCAAATCATGCAACTGCTGCAACTTTTGCATTTCATCGTAAGTTGTTGAGTATGAGTAAATATGATGAAGAAGCTTCGTTAGCTGAAGAAAAATCATTCTTAAAAGATTATACAATCCCATTTGTTCAATTGGATCCAATGAAAAGTATTCTCGTTTTTTCACATATTCACAATTCTTTTGATAAAAAAATTTTACTCAATCAAACACCCAATCCATTTGTAAAAGAAAGTACAAAGAGTGTAAACGATTTTGTTAAAGAAGATTTTGTGAAGCAATTTTTCTTAGAAGATATTGATCAAATACTAAATAATTATGATCCTGGAAAACCAGAAAATAAACCAGATGTATTGAAGCAAATGGCCGAAATGACAAAAAAAAGAGAATTGATGCAACAGCAACAACAACAACAACAACAACAAATGCAACAACAAATGCAACAACAACAGCAATATAATAATAACATTATTCAACAACTAATAAATGAAAATAAAACATTGAAAGAAAAAGTTGCTTATTTAGAAAGTAAAATTAAATTGTTTTTCGATAGTAAAATAGCTGAAAAGAAAGAACAATTGTTGAAGAGCAACGCAAATTAAACATATATGTAAATTATTTAATCATTATATAGTATATAAAATATAAAATCATTACAAATATAGTATACTATATAATATTATCATGTATTTATTCACTACAATTATATTATTTTTTTACTCATATAAAACACATGATCCACATAATCCACTAAAAACACCAAAAACACAAAAAAAAATGTTATTTCGTTCTATTGATGATATCGATTTTTATATAGATGATATTGAATCAAGACTAATAAATAATATTCCGTTCAATACTATCAATAATATTAAACCTAACAAATTATATCGTAATAAATTGGATGGATATGATCAAAGATATCATTTACGATATGATAGTGTAGAAAAATTAATAGATAATAATATTTTATTGCATAAAATAGATGGATTTATTAATAAGAAAATTTTATTAGATTGTTTATTAAAATTACAAAAAGAAAGAGATAATAAATTTAAAATAAATACAACAATGTATCATCCACA